ACTAACAAAGACATGCTTGCTGAATACAGCTTTATAGCAGAATGCCCAAAAACAGGGCTTGAGCTGAAATGCCGCCCAGATGGATTGTTAAAAGAGGCTGGCATAGTGATAGACCTAAAGTCATGCTTAGATGCATCCTATCGCGGCTTTGATAAGGCTGTCAGGAATTTCCGCTATGACGTCCAGAATTGCTTTTACAGGTATGTATTAAAGTTATGCGGAATTGAAACTACAAATTTTATTTTTATCGCAACTGAGAAAAACAGTTATGCTACAGCTTGTTACGAGTTGTCCGATAAATATAACAAATATGCCGAAGCCGAGATGTTCAAGACATTGCGTAAAATTAAAGTGGCTCAAGAAACAAATGTTTACGACACTGGTTGGCCTGAATTGGATACAATCAATCTTCCAGCATATCTTGATGAAGACCACGGCTTATAAGAATCCCAGTGCAGGGGTGCTGCACACATTAAAAGGAGGGTAAACATAATGTTACCACAAATTTATAGAAGAACAGACATAGAAAAACAATTTGGTATATCTAGGTCTACAATTTATGCCATGATGGCGGAAGGAAGATTTCCTAAACCAGTAAAAATAGCAGATCGTGCTGTTGGGTGGCTTGAAGAAGATTTGAAAAATTGGTTTGATAACATGCAGGAGACAAAATAATGCAACACATAATAAGCGGCGTGAAAGCGCTATACCCAAGACTAAATGCTACTTACCGTTTTGATCAGGAAGAGTATAAATCAGTAAAATGCTCACCTGACGCGGAAGGCGCTTCATATGAAATGTCATTTAATTTGACAGGCGAGCAATGCAAAGAGCTGAATGCTGTTTGTATGCAGGCATATAAAAATGCGGCGGCTATGGATGCAAATAGTAAGCGAAAGTGGCCTGAACAGCCGTTAAACCTGCCATACAAGCGTGATGATGATAAGCAAGGCGATTGGATTGGTAAGGCTAAGTTAAAAGGCGCATATTCAGGCGATATTACAAATCCACCACGCCAAGTAGATGCGTCACGTAAGAAGCTTCCAGACGGATTTGAGCTTACTTCTGGCTCGACTGTGAATATTGCAGTTACTGTAGTGCCATACAACACTGGCACTCTTAACGGAGTTTCACTAAGATTACGTGCAGTGCAGGTTTTGGAGCTGGCTGAGAAGCAAGAGGCAGATGATCCATTCACTGAAGTATCTGGTGGTTATTCTGGAGGCGCGTCACCTGTTAATGGTGTTGAGCATGACCCATTTGGTTTGCCACCAGCTACGCCGGCAGCATCAAATGATCTGGAAGATGAGATACCATTTTAATTAAACATGCCGTTAGACAGAACTTATTGAGGTTTTGTCTAACGGACACGACAGGACATTAGAGAGACATGTCCAATATGTCCGAGACAGGACAAGACAAAAGCCGGACATGTCCAACGTGTCCGATAAATTGAGGAAGGAATAAAATGCAAAACACGAAATTTCCAAATGCTAAATGGGAGCAGTATTCAGATAAAATTATAAGTGCATTATCATTGAAAAAGACTGCCATAGGAGAATATCATGGTGCTTGCCCGGTATGTCAGGGTGAAGATCGGTTCTGGATCAAGGAAACGTCTGATAGCGAAGTTATGGTAAGCTGCCGTAAATGCTCTGATTATGCAGGCATAAAGGATGCGCTGCGAAGGCAAAATTTATGGCCTAACGAGAATGATAAACCTATGACAAAAGAATATAACATTAGCTGGCCTAAACAAGATGATAGCATTACGCATGATTATCTGATTGCTAAAAAGATTGGCCTGAATAATGCTAAGATTGTAGATGATAAAATTTTTGTGCCAGTGATTAACGTAATGGGTAAGCGCGTAGGCTACCAGACGATTGATACCTTGGGTAATAAGAAGTTTAGCCCAAAGATGCCTGTAGTGGGTAATTTTAGCGTTATTGGGGGCAAGCTAGAAGACTTGGCATATGTATGTGAGGGATGGGCGACTGCATGTTCAGTTTATATGGCAACTGGTAAGCCAGCAGTATTTGCATTATCTGCGGGCAATATGACTGCCGTGATAGGTGAATTACTGCAAGCTAGACCGAAGCTGCGTTTAGTTATTGCTGGAGATAACGACGAGGCAGGCTTGAAGGCCATTGAAAAATGCGTGGCTGATCACGGCGTGAAGTCTATTGTGCCTGAGATTGGCGGCTGGGACTTCTCTGATATGTGGATTAATCAGGGCAAAGAGGCCACAGCAAAGGCATTGGAAGTGAAAAGCCTGTTAGATCAGGTGTTCTTCCCAGGCGATGCGATGCCACAGTTAGACAGTAGTTATCTTGTCAAAGGATGGTTTGGCGCTGGGCAGCTCTCAATGGTGTATGGGCCAAGCAACGTGGGTAAGTCATTCTTTGTGCAAGATGTGGCTTGGCATGTATCTGCTGGGCAAGATTGGCATGGCAATAAGGTGAAGGGCGGTGTGGTGCTGTTTCTAGCTCTTGAGGGCGGCATGACAACGCATAATAGGATTGTGGCCTTACGCCAGCAATATCCAGAGCATGAGTCTAAATTAGCTATGCGTGCATTGCCAGTAAATTTACTTGAGGAAAACGCTGACGTGCAGCTTATCATTGATTTATGTGACGAGGTAAAGCGTGCGCATGGCGATATAGCTATGATTATCGTTGATACGCTATCCAGATCAATGCCTGGCGGCGATGAAAACTCGCCTGCATCATCAACGGCTGTGATAGCTGCGTGTGATAAAATACGTGGTGAAACTGATGCCCACCTATTGCTTGTGCATCATTCTGGCAAGAACTTGGACGCAAAGGCGCGTGGGCATAGCTCACTGAGAGCTGCTGTAGAGACTGAGATAGAGCTGAGTTATGACGAGGCGACAGGCTTGCGCACTGCTTTGGCTACCAAGCAGAGAGACTTGGAGGGTGGGCGTAAGTTTCACTTTAAGTTGAATGTGATTGAGCTTGGGTATGACTCTGATGGCGATGCGGTGACAACGTGTGTGATTGTGCCGGCAAGCAGTGATGATGTTGAGAAGGCCAACAAGAAAGCTATTAAGGGTAAGAATCAGATATTATTTAAGACATGCTTCCAGCAGCTAAGAGGCGAGGGTATAGGAATGTCAAACCCTGCTGGCGTTGGTTGGCCTGAACCCAGCACGTTCTGGGTGATTAAAGAAGAGGATATTAAGAAGCATTTCATGGGCAAAGTATCTGGCGTGGCTAACCCATCGCAAACCTACAAGCAATCAATTGCAGGCCTCACAAGTGCTGGTCATATTGTGCAAAATGATGGCTATATATGGTTTTGCGATGATTTTGGAAAAGTGAGCTAAAATGCATACTACTAATTACCTACTAATTAGCATTAGTAATAACAATATCAATGACTTAGCCGAACAACTACTAATTGCAATTAGTATATCGTAACCAATCTACTACTAATACTATATACCTTTAGGTATAGTATATTAGTATGTAGTTAAGAGAATAGTATGAGATAGGTAAAATCGGGGTTAAGAATTATGGAGCAAGAGATGAAGAAAAAGATAAACATTAGAACGGCTGGTGGCAAGAACGAGCCAAGCGAGGGTAAGGGAGATCAAGCAATGGTTAACGAGAGTATGGTGAGGTCAGATATATTGGCGAAGGCTAATCTGCTGATAACAGGGGATAGGGCGAAGCAATACGGAAGTGCAGATGAAAACTTCAATTGTATTGCGACGATGTGGACTGCTTATCTTGGCAGGCATATCTCTGCGTATGATGTGGCAAACATGATGGCGCTGCTCAAGATTGCGAGGATGCGCAACAGCGTACATCAGGATAGCTCTGTCGATGGCTGCGGCTATCTTGCGCTGGCTTACGAGCTATCAAATGAGGTCACATAGGCTTGAAACAACGCCTCTCTTGAGGCATAGTATAGTTAGCGGGTTCTCCTCCTCCCGACGCATTGTTTTGCATTTCAATGCGACGCCCGCTTAACTAGGGCGTGCGGTTATCTTTCCTCACTGCACGCCCACATAACACGGAGCAAGACATTGTCTGAGTTTATCATTAACTTAACATTAGATTTACATTGTGATGACAGTGACGATGCAGACTATGAACTTAACAAGCTGTGCGATTATCTAACTGATAGGCTTACCATTGTGCCGGCTCAGACTGTACTGCAATCATTAGCAGAGGCGCTCATAGAGCTGCATGAGCAAGTGCTAGAGGAAGCCAGGAAGACAGTACATTGATTTACTGGCGGCATAACATGACGCAAGAACGTGCGTTACAACACATTGGCACGCCGTTGCACGGGCGCACTCGCGTAATAGAAAGTAAATCTGTAGTCAATACTTTCGGATAAACTGAAAGTTAACATAATATACATTATCGGACATATACAGGTAAATCTACAGTATATCTAATGATTACAATGGGTTAGCAGAATACAGGCCAATATACAGCTAATATGAGCTATGCGTTGTTCCATTTATGCGAAACTACACATCTGGCGCAGCGAGGAAGCCCCCCCGTCAACGGATTTTACGGGGGTAGTGTGTGTGTATAATCTCACGCACACAATTGCCTATATATTGCTTCTCGAAAAAAAATAATTTAAAGTGTAATGGTGCATTACTCAAACTGCAAAAAGTAATGCACCTACACGGCAATAGATACGAAAGGATAGCCGCGATGAAAAAAGAATTACCAACTGTAGAGTATTTACGCAAGACAATACGTTATGATGCAAAGACGGGCAAAATGTATTGGCTCAAGAGAACCAAAGAACAATTTTCGCCAAAAACTTTAGGCGTCGAAAAGCGTGTTAAGTATTGGAATGTTAAGTTTGCCGGCAAAGAAACGGGGTTATATACCGATGGCAATGGTTATCTTAAATGCAAGGTTAATAAAGTAGCCTATGCAGCTCACAGAGTTGCTTGGGCATTACACCACGGCGCATGGCCTGATAAACAAATTGATCATATTAATGGAAATATAAAAGATAACCGCATAGTAAATTTAAGGTGTGTTAGCATGACAGAAAATGCGAGAAACCAAAAGCGCCCTTGCACCAACAAAAGCGGATTTATAGGCGTGCATTGGGATAAGAAGGCGTCTAAATGGCGTGCAGCAATAGGCGTTAATCGAAAAAAAATTATTCTTGGATATTACGATAATATAAAAGATGCTGTATCTGTTAGAAGTGCCGCCGAAAAAAAATATAATTTTCACCCCAACCACGGCAGATAGGAGAACAACAATGGCTGGCAAAGCGTTACGCAGAAGAATACTTGCCGATGTACTAAGCAAAGGCGGTGCTGAATACTTGTTTGAGCAGATAGCCTCTGGCACGACACTCACAGCCCTTGCGAAAGAATATGATTGCTCCCGGCAGTATCTCAGCACATCCCTCAAGACCATCCCTGAGTATGAGCAAGCCCTACGCAAAGCTAGGCAAGAGGCAGCAGATGCCCTCGTAGAGCAAGGCCTAACAATGGTAGATGATTTGGATGGCGGCAGCACATCAAGCGAAATAGCCGCCACCCGCGAGAAAGTTCAGTGGCGTAAGTTTATGGCAGGCTCGTATAACCAAGAGCGATACGGCAATAGACCCCAGACAAACGTGACAATATCTGTGGGTGACATGCACTTAGACGCATTACGCAAAGTCAATTCCGATTTGGCGGCAATAGACCGCGAAGATCGTGAGCGTGAAGCAAAGACGATTGACGCAGATTATGAGGATGTATCAGATGAGTGATAACCCATTAACAGAGTTTGTCCTACGTTACCGAGATGAGCCAGTGTTATTCGTCAAAGAGGTGCTAGGCGCTACACCATACGATTACCAAGCTGAATTTCTGGAGGCTATAGCAAATGGCGAGCGTAAAATGTCCGTCAGGTCTGGGCATGGTACAGGCAAGTCAACGTCTGCGTCTTGGGCTATGCTCTGGTTTCTCCTACTGAGATTCCCTAACAAGGTTGTCGTCACAGCCCCCACGTCGAGCCAATTGTTTGACGCATTGTTTGCCGAGCTAAAACGATGGATTAACGAGTTGCCACCCCACCTACAGCAATTGCTAACCACCAAATCAGACCGCGTCGAGCTAACGTCGGCAGCATCCGAGGCTTTCATATCAGCTAGAACGTCACGCGCAGAAACGCCAGAAGCCCTAGCAGGTGTTCACTCTGAGAATGTTTTATTGGTGGTAGACGAGGCATCTGGTGTGCCTGAGAAAGTCTTCGAAGCTGCTGCCGGCTCTATGTCAGGTCACAGCGCAACCACGCTATTGCTATCTAACCCCACACGTTCATCAGGCACATTCTTTGAGAGCCAAACAAGAATGGCTAAATCCTGGTGGACGCGCAGATGGTCGTGCGTCGATAGCCCACTTGTATCAGCAGAGTTTGTCGATGAAATGCGTGAGCGTTACGGCGAGGATAGCAATGCATTCCGCATACGTGTGCTAGGCGAGTTCCCTATGGCTGACGATGATACGATTATACCGTTTCACCTAGCAGAAAGCGCAATACATCGTGATATTGAAATTACGCCTGACATCAGACCTATCTGGGGCTTGGATGTTGCGCGGTTTGGCACAGATAAGACTGCATTATGCAAAAGGTATGGCAATGTTGTGACGGATATTGAGGCGTGGCAAGGCTTAGACTTAATGCAGACTGTGGGTAGAGTAATGGCTGAATATGATAACCTATCGCCAAGCCTACGCCCAAGCGAAATATTAGTTGATAGTATTGGTGTTGGCGGCGGTGTAGTTGATAGATTGCGTGAGTTAGGCGCTCCAGTGCGTGGGATTAATGTTGGCGAAGCGCCTGCTATGGGCAAGACTTACATGAACCTGCGCAGCGAGCTATGGTTTAAGACAAAGGCGTGGCTGGAAGACAGGTCATGCAAGCTGCCAAAAAATGATCAGCTTTTAGCCGAGCTAACTGGCATAAGATACGCATTTACCAGCGCAGGCAAGATGAAAGCTGAGAGTAAGGACGCGATGCGCAAGCGTGGATTAAAATCGCCTGACTTGGCGGATGCATTATGTTTAACTATGGCATCAGACGCAGCCACAGCACTGTCTGGCGCAAGCATGAGCTGGAATAGGTCTATCAAGCGCAATCTCAAAGGCATTGCATGAATAAAAAAAAATTCGACAATTT